GCCTGCTAAGACTTTGGCATGGATTAACGAGAACATGGCTGTTAGCCAAGCATATCAACCTGCACCACAGCAAGCACCACAGCAACCAGGCGCAGTAACGTCTATGGTTGAGCCTCCACCGCAAGCTGGAATGTTGCCACCTGTAGAAGTAACAGCAACAAGGTCTAAAGCAGAAACAGAGATAAATAGACTATATACAGCTAATCAGCGTCTTACTGGATTGCCAGGCAAGACTGCACAAGATGCTATTAAGAGTAACCTAGATCAAATTGCGGCACTTGAAAAGCAATTGATGAAAGAGAACGTATCTAACTTTGATTTTAATAGCATCAAAGGTACGGTATCTCCTGATCTATTGCCACAAGTTAATAACTTACAGCGTCTTGCTGAAACAGGTCAGATTACAACAAAAGACTTGCAGGATGGTCTTAAAGATATTCAGAAATCTGATTTTGAGTTTAAGAATAATCAGCGTGATTACAATAAAGAAGCTGTACGAGTTGCCGGCGCTATGTTCCCAGGCGTTGCTATTAGCTCGCTTAATGCTCAGCAACTTGGTCAACTGCAAAATAGACTTGATACGCTTGACATTGCTAAACGTAGAGCAGGTGCTACTACGATCAATATGCCTAGCGAATCAGAGCGTACTGCTGGATATTTAATAAGCCGCGCTCAAAATTCAGCAAACCAATTACAAACTGCAATCGGAAAAACTCCTAGCGCAGCATCACCTGATTTTGCTGCTGAATTAATTAAAAATGTAACTGGTTCAGATTATCTTAAAAATTTAGCAAACCCTGAAGCGCGTCAACAAGTTGAAGCAGCACAACTTGATATGTTAGATGCTTTTTTAACACTTGGAACTGGTGCGGCTTATACAAGAGAGCAGCTAGAGGGTTATAGAAAATCTTATTTCCCACAATTAAATGATAAGCCAGCAAATATTGCAGATAAAGCTCAACGACTTAAAAACTTAATTGACGCTGGAATGATTAAAGCAGGTAGAGCAGCGCCAACAACAATTCCTCAGATTGATCCTTATGCTGCTGCGGTACAAGAGCTTGAGCGTAGAAAGGGCAAGTAATGGATTTATCTAAAATATCTAGTAAAGACCTAGAGTACATAAAAGCTAACAAGTTAGATAAGGTATCTACTGCTGGCCTTCAAGCCTTTGTAGAAGCTACAGGTGGGTCTAATGCTCCGCAAGCGTCTGTAGTGGCTCCTGTTGAGTATTCTCCGATGGCTGAAGCTGCTCGATCTGCTGTTGGCGGTGCTACGTTTCAGTTTGCCGATGAGTTAGAGGCTGCATTACGTACAGGTTCAATTAGTAGCGCAGAATACACAAAGCTACGAGATCAACTTAGAGGCCAACAAGGTCAGTTTAAACAAGACTATCCAAAGACTGCTATCGGTACTGAACTAGCCGGTGGTCTTGCTATGCCTGTAGGTGCAGCATTAAAGCCTGTTACTCGCGGCGCTGGATTGGTTGGTGATGTTGCGCTTGGTACTGGTATGGGTGCATTAACTGGCGCAGGTATGGCTCAAGAGCAAGCTGACATCCCAGGGCAAGCTGTCGTAGGTGGCTTGTTTGGTGGTGGTGTAACTGCTGGCCTAAGTGGTGCAGGTAGATTGCTTGCGCCTAATATCCGTCCTGAAGCTGCTGCGTTACGTCAGCAAGGTGTGCCATTAACTCCAGGTTCTGCGTTTGGTGGTCGTATCCAACAAGTCGAGCAAGCTGCGGAAAGTCTGCCTATTATTGGTCGCGTGGTAAGTGGTGCGCGTGAGCAACAATACGAAAAGTTTAACACTGCTGCCTACAACAAGGTTCTTAGAAACCTTAATCCTACTTTGAAAGTTCCTGATAACGCAGTAGGTAGAGATGCTTACCGCTTTGTTGAGGATGCCATTGGAGCGCAGTATCAGGCTGTAGTGCCAAAGTTACGCATTGAGTATAGTCCGCGTGTAGATCAGGCATTTGAGGCTGTTAAGAATCGTTATGCAAAAGGTAAACTGCCACCTAGCCTACAGAAAGAGTTTGCTGGTTATGTTGATGCGTTAAAGTCTGACTTTAGTGCTAATCAAGTATTACCAGGCACTAGAGCGCAAGCTATTAAGCAAGATTTAGGGGAGATGGCTAATTCTTACTCTACGGCTCAAGGGTCTGAGAGACTGTTAGCTAATGCTTATCGTGATCTTCAGGGTTTATACATGAACCTAATGAAGAATCAAAACCCTAAGTACGCTAAAGACTTAAACAAGGCAGACACAGCATTTAAAGACTTTGTGCGTGTTCAGACTGCAATGGCAAAGACTCGTGGCGAAGAAGGTATATTTACTCCGGCTCAGTTAGAGGCTGCTGTACGTCAAACTGATAAATCTGCACGTAAAGGTGCGTTTGCTCGCGGTGCTGCGCCTATGCAAGAGTTATCTGGTACAGCCACGTCAGTCTTAGGCTCAAAGGTTCCTGATAGCGGTACTGCTGCGCGTGGAATGACAGGTGCGCTATTAACAGGCGGTGCTACTTATGTCGATCCAATGATGGGTGCATTAACAGGATTAGCTACACTCCCATATTATAAATACGGTGAGAAAGCCATGTTTGCACCTAGAAACGAAACATTTGCTGAAGCTGTACAAAGAGCTAGAACCGCATCACCATTTGCAGTGCCTGGGCTACTAGGCTTGACTCAATAGGATTAAATCATGGCAAAGACAAAGATTAGTGAATTCGACACAAACCCTGCGTTAAATACTGACATTGACAGTATTAACATTGCAGAGGGATGCGCTCCTAGTGGCATTAACAACGCTATCCGTGAGCTTATGTCGCAGCTCAAGAATCAGCAAGACGGTAGCTCATTAGATACGTTTACTGTTGGCAATACGCTAACTGTTAATGCTGCTAATTCGTTGCGATTAGCTGATACTGATTCATCGCACTATGTAGGTTTAAAGTCTCCTGGCACTGTATCGACGAGCTATACATTGACGCTGCCTACTGCTGACGGTACTAGCGGTCAAGTTATTAGCACTAATGGATCAGGTGCGCTTAGTTTTATCAGCGCTAGTTCTGGTGATGTAACTCTAACAGGCACTCAAACGCTTACCAATAAAACAATTGAAGCTGGTACGTTTACTAATGGTTATACTGAGGAAGTTGCTACCGCTAACACTAGCACAGCGTACACAATTGACTTGGCTAATGGATCAGTGCAAATATTGACTTTAACTGGAAATTGCGTATACACATTCCCAACACCAGTAGCAGGTAAGAGTTTTATTTTAATCCAAAAACAAGATGCAACAGGATCGCGTACAGTTACATGGCCTGCTTCGGTTGATTGGCCTAGCGCAACTGCACCAACGCTGACAGCTACAGCATCTAAGGCTGACAAGTTTGTATTTACAGCTATTGATGGCTCAAACTGGCTCGGAAGTGTAGCTGGACAGAACTATACTGTTTAAGGAATATAAATGTTTAGTTCAAATACTTCTGAAGTTACTGCTAATGGTGGCGCTAAAGCGTTGGCAGTGGCACACAATGTTAGCCCGTGGATTACTGTTTATAGTTGGGGTATAAGTGGGTTTAGAGGAGTTTATAGCAGTCCAGCTACTATACCTACTGGCAATGGAGCAGGCGTAGCATTTAGTCCTGACAATTCTGTTATTGCAATAGCGCATGAAACAACACCGTATATTTCAGCGTATCCTTGGAGTAGTTCTGGCTTTGGCACTAAGTATTCCAATCCAGCTACATTGCCTACAAGTAATGGTTCTAATGTAGCCTTTAGCCCTGACGGTTCTGCTATTGCTTTATCGTTATCTACTTCACCATATATTACCGCTTACCCTTGGTCTGGTTCTGGTTTTGGTACTAAATATGCAAATCCAGCTACTTTGCCAACAGGTAATGGATTTGATGTAGCTTTTAGTCCTAACGGTTCTGCTATTGCAGTAGTACATAATGTGACACCATTTGTATCAGCCTACCCTTGGAGTGGTTCAGGGTTTGGAACTAAATATGCAAATCCAGCTACGTTACCTATAGGTGGTGCATTAGGCGTAGGCTTTAGTCCAGATAGTTTAACCATTGCAATAGGTCATGCTACGTCGCCGCGTATTTCAGCCTACCCTTGGTCTGGTTCGGGATTTGGAACTAAGTACGCAAATCCAGCTACTGTACCAACAGGTACTGGGCAATGTATAGCATTCAGCCCTGATGGTTCAGCTATTGTAGTAGGTCACGATGGCTCGCCTTTTGTATCAGCGTATCCGTGGTCTGGCTCAGGTTTTGGTACTAAATATGCGAATCCAATTACGTTGCCTTTGGGTAATGGATCAGATGTAGCTTTTAGTCCTGATGGTTTAAATATAGCAGTATCTCAAGAAAATAACCTATATATAGGTGTTTACACTTGGAGTAGTTCTGGTTTTGGAACTAAATATGCTAACCCAACCAAATTACCTCCTGGTAATGGAAACGGCGTAGCATGGAGTACAGTAGGCGATATAAAGTATCCGCAGTTTATAGCAGTGGCTCATGAATCAACGCCATATATATCAGCCTATCCTTGGGGTAATGGATTTGGCACTAAATATACAAACCCATCTACACTACCTACTGGTTCTGGACAAGGTGTAGCTTTTAGTCCTAATGGCTCTGCTATTGCCGTAGCACACGGTACAACACCATTTGTTTCAACTTATCCATGGTCTGGTAGTGGATTTGGAACTAAGTATGCAAATCCAGCTACATTGCCAACTGGCGCTGGATTAGGCGTAGCATTTAGTCCTGACGGTTCAGCTATTGCGGTAGCTCAAAGTTTATCACCATTTGTTTCAGCCTACCCTTGGTCTAGTTCTGGTTTTGGAACTAAATATACTGATCCAACTACACTACCTACTAATCAGACAAACGATGTGACTTTTAGTCCTGATGGTTTGGCTATTGCATTAGCTGATAGCTCATCACCAAATGTTGCTGTTTATCCTTGGAGTAGTTCTGGTTTTGGTACTAAATATGCAAATCCAGCTACACCACCTGTAAATACTGGACAAGGAGTAGCCTTTAGTCCTGACAGTTTAGCTATTGCAGTACCACATAGTTCATCACCATTTGTTTCAGCTTATCCTTGGTCAAGTTCTGGTTTTGGAACTAAGTACGCTAACCCAACTACATTGCCAACTGGTGTTGGAGTAGGTGTAGCTTTTAGCCCTGATGGTTTAAATATAGCAATAGGACACGCTGTATCGCCATTTATTTCAGCATATCCATGGTCTAGTTCAGGATTTGGTACTAAATACAGTAATCCAGCTACAGTACCTACAGGTACTGGAAACGGTGTAGCATTCAGCCCTGATGGTTCTGCTATTGCCGTAGCGCACTCTACTACACCATTTGTTTCAGCATATCCTTGGAATGGTTCTGGCTTTGGCACTAAATATACAAACCCAACTACATTACCTGTTGGTAATGGACAATTTGTAGCATTTACACAAATAATTTCTTAACTTAAAGGAAAACAAAATGACAGACAAAACAATTGAAACTCCTAAAACCCGTGAAGAAATCTTGGCAATGTCGCTTGAGGCGCGTGAAGCAGAGGTAATGAATTACCAGATCAATATTGACAACTACGCTATTGCGCTAGAAGAAATTGGTAACTTATCACCAGATGAACGCACTGAGCTTTCAGCTTTTACAGATCAACTTCGCACACTTTTGACTAGCGAGAAGTTAGAGCAAAAGAAAGCAAAAATTATGTTGTCAGTTATTAAAAAACAAGTGGGGTAATTTATGCACGCACTTATTGAAAACGGTACTGTAAAGCAGTATCCCTATAGTTTAAGCGATATAAAAATTGCTAATCTAAATACCAGCTTCCCAAGCACTATCAGTGACGCATCAATGGCTGAATACGGCGCAATGCGGGTGTTCAATACAACTCCACCAGAATTAACTGACACTCAAGTGCTAGAAGAAAACTCACCAATCTTTAGCAATGAAGATCAGCGTTGGACTCAAGTATGGCAAGTGCGGGATATGACTTCTGAAGAAATACAGCAGCGCAATGATGGTAAAGCATCGGAAGCTCGCATAGCGCGAAATGGAAAGCTGGCAGAATCAGATTGGACTCAATTAAGTGATTCAAATGTAGATAAATCAGCGTGGGCTACTTATCGTCAAGAATTACGCGATATTCCATTACAATCTGGCTTTCCTTTGGAAGTTGTTTGGCCTACACAACCGTGAGTAAATTATGTCAGACGTTAATCCGCAAGAATTTGGCGCATTGCAAGCAGATGTTAAGACATTAACGGCTGAAATTCATTTACTCCGCAAAGAAATGGCCGATGTAACGGCTATGCTTAATCAGGGCAAAGGCGGCATTTACATGATTGTATTTGCCGCTGGTGCTTTAGGTTCCGTTATTACCATGAGTGTTAAGAAACTATTTGGTGGATAAATGGATCCCATAACTATCGGCGCAGCGGTTGCTATCGCTAAGACTGCTGTAGCCGGAGTTAAAGAGCTAATATCATTAGGTCACGAAATTCAAGATTGCTATCACGATATAGCAACATTCTTCGATAAGCAAACAGAAGTTGAACTTGCTGTCATCGAGCAAAAAAA